AACGCCGGGCGCTGGCCAGCCAGCTTGATCTTGAGCACCTGTTGCGCCTTGCCAGTCACGCCGGACAAAACCTTGGCGTCAAGCTCATCCATGCGGCGGTTAAAGTCGGCAAGGTCTTCCTTCGGGTTCGTCCCGGTCAGGCCGTTGCGCCATTGCTCCGTGGCGTCCGTGGCCGCTATGCCGTGTTCGCTGGTCTTCTGGGCTACCACGTTCAGCGCGGCGACCTCTTCCATTTGGTCAATATTGGCTATGAGCGTCTGCCCAAAAGCGGCCACCTCACGGAACTGGGCCGCCGCCGCCTGCGCATCTTCCCGCACAGGCGCGCCCGGGCCGCCCACCATTGGCGCACCAACGCCGGGGATGATCTCTTCGTACTGCGTTCCGCCGCCGCCCCTACGCGCCATAGAGCTTCGCCCCCCTGGTCAGGAGTGTGCCGCCTGCGGACAAAGCCCCGCCTACACGGCTGGAAGTACCCATATAGGAGTCAAGGGCCGCTTGCTGGCGGAGCTTGGCGGCGCGCGTGGCCGCGTCGTAGTAGATGCTGCCCACCTCAAGCTCTCCGGTCTGCTGCATCTGTGTCAGGTTGAAGGCGTCCTGCCAGGCCGCGCCCTCTTCTACAGCGATCGGACTCCCGGCCATTTCCACCCCAGACGCCCCCTGCGCCACGGCGCGCCGGGCTTTGGCCTGCTGCTGCTGCTTCGAAAGTTGTTCGGCCTCTATGCTGTTCTTGCGCTCCAAAGCAAAGGCATTGCGCGCCGCCGCGTCCTCAGTGGCAAGCGCAGCCGCCGTGCCAGCCGACGCGTTCGCGTCAGAAGCGGCACCAGAGGCAAGGCCTCCTGTGAGAAGTGAGCTAGCCGAAAGCGCCGTGCCGAGCGTGCCAAGAGTTGTCATGACCTTGAAAGTACCACCTATGCCAAACAGGCCGGTCGTCGCAGCCGTGGCGGCAGTGGTCGCCGTGGCCGCAGTCCCGGCAGTACCAAACGCCAAAGCCCCAAGTTCAAGTCCACTCATCGGCTCACCCTCCCATAGTGCAGGTAATCGCCGCCGTCGATACCGAAAGCGGGGGCCATTCCCTCGTATTTGAACCCCAAGGCTTCGGCCCACTTCGCAGCCGCCGGAAAGCTGCACCGCACATGCACGCCTATCCGGTGGTAGCCCTGATCGCGCTCCAGCCAGCGCAGCCCGCGCAAGATGATCTCCGTGAACACGTCCGGGCATTCATGCACCAGCGCGCTTGTGATAACCCACCCCTCGCCTACTCCGGGCCACAAGGGGCGTATGCCAGAGCAGGCGACAATCGCCGCGCCCTTGAAAATCGTAATGCCCGTTGGATTACCGCTAGGCGCGTTGGCTGGCTTCTCGTCGTAAGGCCGCGCTTCCAGAATTGCCACATGCGCGGGCTGGAAGCTACGTACCTCGTATTCGCCCCATTTTCCAAGCATCCGCAGGGGGTCAATTTTGCGCTGTTCGCGGATCATGCGCCGTGTTTCCTTACTCATTGCATGTCACCGTCGGCACCATCATAAGCACCGTCATGGGCAAGGGCTGGTCCTGAACCACCACAAGGCGGCAATCCTTGGTCCAGCCAGTTGGAACGCGCACGGCCTTGTCACCACTGAACAACGGCGGGGCTTCATCCATGTTGTCCGACTGCGTTCGGAAGGGCAGAGTTGTGAGATTGTCCAACCCCTTGTTGTTCGCAACGCCGACCTTGCCGCCTAGCGTGCGCAGGAAGCGCACTGCAAGCTCGCTGATGACCTTGCGCTTAGTCTGGCTGGCCCCGCGTTCGCTCCCGGCCTCTAGGCGCATTGTGCGCAGCGTGGAGACATATCCAAGGCCAGCATGGGCAACGGAGGCGGCGGCAGAAAGCGTGATGCTCCCATTCGACGCCACCAACACGTCGGGATGAACCGCACCATCAGCCAAGACTTGCACCGTCGCCCCGGCCAAGTGGTTAGCCCCACTCAGAAGCGTTGTAGCAGCGCCGCTGTAGCTTATGCCAGCATCCACAAAGAAGGCGTCCGTTGTGTCGTCTCCTTCGTGCGGGCCTTCAAGGAACTCAATGAAGCGGCGCGTCTCGCCGTCAATCACGCGCATGGTCTGCGCCCAAAGCTCCGTGCGGTTATCCACGCTGCCGAACAGGCTGGCGATGGACTCAAAGCCGCCGTCCGTGGTCGTGTTGCTCCACCCCTGCACGTCCTGCTCTGGCATGTAGGTCATGCTGGCGATGTCGCCGTCCGTCTTGCGCACGTACAGCACGGAATCAGGGTCTTGCACGTAGACCATCTGGCCCGCGCCGGAGGCAAGAATATGGTCGCTCAAGATTGTCTTGTCGGGTGTCACGTAGGTATCCGTGTTGAAGTCATAGGCCATTTCTCGCACGCGCTTGCCGTCCCGCTGGACGAACAGCGTAGACGAGTTGATGCCCACAGGCTCAATCTCGGCACTCCCGCATGTGCTGTGCTGGCTGGCCTTATAGTTCTCAGAACTCAAGCCCTCAGTGGCGGACGATGCTCCAAGTGTCCACGGCCCGGTAATCGTGCCTACCCACATGCGGTCCTTCGGCATCAACCATTGGATCGTCTGCGGTTTGGCCGCATCGAGCGTCAATTCTATGGCATCATCAGCCAGGGGCACGCCCTCATCGTTGGCGCGCCTGTCGCCCGGCTCCCGGGCCTCCCAATACGTGCTGTTCAGCGTCCCCGCTGCCAGGTACACGCTTGGCAGTTGATCTCCTGTTGCCCCAGTGTCCTTGAAGGTAATGGTCTTGTCAGCGCTGGCCGCGTCAAAGCGCGACTCCCCGAGGTACCTGAAGTAGGCCGCATTGCTGGCAAGGTTCACGCCCTTGACTGCCACGAGGTCAACGCTGTTGCTGCTGAAAATGTTGCCTTTCGGGATCAGAAACGTGTCATTTTGCTTGCCGTTCTTTTGGCCGTCCGCATTCGCGTCAATAATTGTGCAGGTAGACCAGCCTTCAAGCGGCACCTCGCGGGTGTTCAGCCTGAAGTCCGTGTAGTTGCGCGTCTGGCTGAACCAAAGCGTGTTCGGCTGGCTTGGCGTGGCGGCGTAGCACAGGCGCGACTCGAAGAAGCACACGCGAGAAGGCCAGTTGCCAGCCGTCCAGACATCGGGCTGGCCCTGCAAGGTCGGCATGGCGAACGTCCAGTTTGTATGGCTGGAACGCGTCAGGGTGCGCGGCGCATAGTTCGGATGCGCGAAGTACAGCGTGTTGTTGTCCTGCACCCACCGCAGGCCCGGCAAATCTTCAGGCTCAAAGGGCGTGTCCACCACATAGGGCGTGTCTGGGGCCGTCACGACAATCCCCTGGTCTTTGAACACGCGCATGTCTACGTGGCCGTCCGCGCCCTCGAAGAACTCCAGGATGTAGGCCTGCTCCGTGGTATACTCAAACGGCACAAGCAAGCTCGGCCCGGTCTGGCTGCCCGCCAGATGCACGAACCGGAAGCCACTGCGCCGCTGCACGCCGCCGTGCGGGAGATTCGTGAAGTTCTCCAGCGTCTCACAACCCTGGCCGTAATACTTGAGGTCGATACGCCCGCCAAGGCGCGTCGAAAGCTCACCGCTGGTGAAGGAGGTCAGACCCGGTGTCGCCGTGCTCATCGCAGGGTGCCCCCGTACTTTGCAGCCGCCCAGGAGGAGGGCACCAACTGTTCAACCTTCGCGGCCTGTCGCGCATCCACGCCCCGCGCCTCGCGCATTCGCTGGTCAAGCGAGGCCTCCGCTGTCTGCCTGGCAGTCACGGAAGCCGTCAGCGGATAGGCAATCTCTGCCGCCAGAGCAGCCTCCATCACCTTGCACAGCAGCGCGTCATACTTGGTCGGGTCTTCCTCGCGCCGCACGTAGGCCAGATAGACCTGGCTGTCTTCGTTGCATAGTATCTCGCCGCTCATCTGCTCCCAATCGGTTATTGGCAACTCGTCTTCGCCCACCACCTCAAGGATGCGCAGACAGTCGGAGGGGAGCGGATAGGCGTATTCCCATTTCCAAGCCGGAGTCGTGCTGCTCTGCTGGAGCTGCGCCAACTTGGTCGCGCAATTCCACGGGTGCGAACGCAACACAGCGTCCCGCACGCTAGGCCAAACCTGGTTGCACAGGTCCGCAGTCTCTGTGCCGTCAGTCAAGGACATAATGCGCTCGGCCTTGAGGCCTTGCAGCGCGTTGTTGCAAATAGATATCACGCTATCTGCCATGGCCGCCCCCTAGTTAAAGTGCAAGTTTACGTAGACCAACACGTTTGTCCCGCCACTTTTGGTTTCCAGCACATGCCCGATCTCCTTGAAATGAACGTCAGTCGCCGGGAGGCCGCTGCCAGGGTTCGCAATGTCGCTAGCCCTGCCGTCAACGGCGTTGGATATGCAGATGTTGCCTCTTGTCGCAGCTGTGGCGTCTTTGTAAAGCACCTGGGCCTTGCCGCTCACTACAACCCAGACTGGCTGTCCAGCGGCTATGCCGCTCTCGTAAATCGCCCCGATGGAATCATATTCATTGTTTTGAACAATTACAGAAAGATCAGTAGCCGTGGACGCCGCAACAACAGTACCTTTGACGCTTGCCGCCCCGGTTCCATTCAGATAGC